TCTGTGCATTGATCTTGGTATCAACCAGATTCAAACTGTGACCATTGGTCTGTATCGACTCCTTGAGTAGAGACTGTTTCTCCTTGAGTAGTCCATTCATCTTGGAGAACATATTGATGTCAAGTAAGTCCTCAATCACCTCACGTCTAGACCCACCTGCTAACTGCATGAATGGTACAAAGGATGATGATCCCAGTACCACGATCTGGTGAAACGATTTGTGATTCAGTTTGATGATGTTCTTTTCCAACATCGACTGGTACTCTTTGGCATGGGAGTCTTGGTTGATCATATTACCATTGACCCATATCTCAAACTTATTAGGTTTGATACCACGTACAACCTTGTACTTCTGTTTACCAATCTCAAACTCAACCTCAACGATAGTTCCCTTACCATTGATAGTGTTGACTAACTGACCCTTAGAAATTTTCCGATGGGGTTTCCCAAATAGACCAAAGGACAGGGCATCCAACATAGTGGACTTGCCTGCACCGTTATGTCCTACCACTAGGGTAGTCGGGGTCTCATCGAAATTAATTTCTGTGAAGTTATTTCCTGTACTGAGGAAATTCTTAAAACGGAGTTTCTTAAAATTTATCATTGCGTAATACTAACACACCCATCATATAATGTCAAGTTTATTTTTCGGTCATACCGCACCAGTTACATTCTTCCCCTTTCCCGATCTTCATGGTACTTGCTTCTGCCATACAGTAGTGATCCCACATCTGAAACTTCTCCCTGAGTTGTTTGATACTCTTCTTGGTAGGGATACCATGAAACTCCATCAACTCTTCCTCACCCTCTTCATTACGATCACGGTTACCATCACCGTTCAGTTCGGTCATGTCCTGTTGTTTGTGTTTCTGGTTCTTACCAAAGATAGCATTCCAATTATCCTCATATGCTTTTCTATCAGGAATTGGTCTTGGGGTATCGCCCTTACCACTCATTAGACAATCTCCATACTCTGTGCTTCTTTCATCAAGTGAGATACCTCTCGTTTGATACGATCTTTATCTAGGTCTGTATTTACATTGTCAATATAGTCGTATACCAGAGTCTCTGTATCGTCAACCGATATGTTGTCATCACCCACATTAGAACCAATGAACTCCGCAAAGTCCTCGGCAATCTTGAGTTCGTGAATCTTCTGCGCCTGTACACGATCCACAAATCGTTCAAAGTCATAGGGGTCACCCTTGTTCACCACAATGATCTTGACGAACTTATTGTCCAGATACTTGAGGTCTTTGAACTTATTCATCTTCTCATGATCATAGTAAATCTTCTCGTAGATACGCAGAGGATTCTGAACTGGTGTAATCTCTCTTGTTTCGGTATCAAGGATATGGAAGTGTTTGGGATCGTCACAGTCATTCCAGAAGAACTCCATCTGACTACCCAAGTAATGGATGTTGTCCATACTAGACTTGGCGTGGAAGTGACCAGACAGAACCATCTCGAACCTGTCAAAGTGTGACTTACTCATACCATCCATACACACTTGACCACGTGACATCTCGAAACCTTGCAGTTCTAAGTGTGCCCCTACAATAGACGCAGTGGTGTTCTCCAGAAAATCTAGGGTTGTCTTCTCGTTCTCAGGATTAATCCAAGGGACTAGTGCAACCTCAGTACCATCATAGTTCATCACTGTCGGCTCCATAATAAGGTTCACCTCATTCATATAGTGACCTTGGAGTTCCTTCAGTGCGTTCAACTCGTTGGTGTTCTTATAGTACACATCGTGATTTCCCGGTATGATGTCCATAGTAATCCCATGCTTACGCATAGGTTCTAGGAATATCTTACGATTGTGTTGGAGTGCCTTGAAGTTGATAGTCTTACGATTATCGTAGTAGTCTCCAAGGTGGATGATATGTTTTATATCATTCTCTATCAGATAGGGAAAGAATACATCCCTATAGAATTGCTCTTGATAGTCCATAAAAATATCAGACGAATTTCGACACCCTGCATGGGTATCGTTCAGTATTGCCACTTTCATAGTTTAACCTTCTTCTGCTTTAGATGCCTTTACCATCTTCAATGCTTCTGCCATAGGAACTTTGTTTGCACTCGCATTCTGCAACTTGATTGCTTTCCTACGCAGTAACTTCAACTCACTTTTTCTTTGTTTTGCTTTATCCATAATTATACACCATCTCTCAACTTTAGTCAACTAAAAAATCGGTTAAATCGGAATCTACTTTGACTGTTCGTCTCTTCCGTTCTTTCTTTACAATCTCTTTCCACTCAAGGTCTTTGTCTTTCACATCATCAATTCGCATACGCAGTTGGTCAACAAAGGCATTGGCATACTGCTCGGCATCTCTGTCACCATTAGGATTATCAATGAACAGATCAACACTTGCCTGTTCCATATAACGCATCTTGATGTCTTGTTGCTTCTTCTCTTTCTCAATCCTGCGGAGGAATGCGAACCAAGAAATCTGTGTGAAGTAGGCAAACGCATTCGGTTTACCAGTACGAGTTGCCGCTTCCAAATTGTAATTCTCGATTGCCTTGAGACAATTCTCTACCGCATCCATCACCATCTCTTCACGATAGGTGTACCGCACAAAGTTAGACTTGTGGGATAGACCCTCGCATATCTTGAGAAAACACATGGCAATATAATCGGGCACCTTGGGTAGATCACGAATCTTGGCATCCCTTGCCTTATTCAAGTCAGTAACATAATCTACTACTGCTTGGGAGAACTGTGCATTATTTACATAATGCGGTTTGTCTTTCGGTTTAATCTTTGTTGCCATTATTTAATTCCTAGTTTTTTTCTTAGTTCACTACTTGCAAATTTGTGATGTCTCTTATTATAAAGGATTTGGATGTAATTGTCAAGACAATAATCCTTTCCAGTGAAATCTTTTTCCTTATACTCCTCACCAATTATACGAACATCAAAGTCAAGTAGTTGCATCAAGTCTAAAAGATCGTCTTCGGTTTCGTAGGGTATAACTTGATCTACCCATTGACAGGCATCAACTTGTATATATCTTTCAGTTACCGATTGAATGGGTTTATTCTTTTCGGGTCGGTCTATGGTCGGATCAGTCTGCAACCCCACTATAAGGTAATCGCAGACAGTCCTTGCCTCCTCCAACATCTTCACATGACCCGCATGAAACAGATCAAATGCTGAACAGGTAAATCCGATTTTATTTAAATTTTCACTTGACAAAAGTTGTTTCTCACTGTATAATAAACTTAATGTTTGGGGAGAGGTGAATACCTAGTGTAATGTCCTCTTGCTATCCAAGTCGATCACATTACTAGCACCTGAATCTGTCAACCCCATCCTATCCATATATTCTTCGATCTTATCTGCGGCAGACCTAACCCTCTCTCCCATCTTTTCTACTGCTGTTGCACCATATTTTTCTTGATGCTCTTTCTCTCTCGCATCATACATTTCTTGCATATCAGCAGTTGCCTCTTGCCACTGTACGATTAGAGATTCTGTCGGAAATCCCATTCCAACAACATGAGTAGAATTTATAATGAGTAAATCCTCATTACTTTCTTGGTAAACCATCCAAGGTCTAAACGCATAGTATTTCATTCCATCGGGATTTTCCATCATTATGAGTCGCATTGCTTTTCTTACCAGAATCTCAAAGTCCTCACCTTCTGCCCACTGAACTACTTCGCAGAGAATCTCTTCCCCACTTGCTAATTTTAACTGCCGTATGTCGTTGTCCATTCTACCGTTTATCATCTCCATTCTAAATCCTTTTTATTTCAAGTTAATTTGATGTATCTTGTATGGGAACTGCTCCTTAGTATATATCTTTATTCTTTCGGCACTATGTCGCAATGTAAAGTTCTTATGTGAGTTGATATGTAAATCATCCGCAATATCATATAACTTGGTCACAGACCCATCGTCAGACTGCCTCAATCCTCTTCCTATCGACTGTAGCACTTTAACCTGACTCTTACTAGGGGATGCGAATACTATATTATGCAGATTCCTAATATTAATACCAGTGCTGAAAGTGCCCAAACTAGCAACAATGATTGCATTTTTCTGTTTCTCCACGATTCCACGAATTTGCTCTCGGTCTGCGGCATCCACTTCTCCAGACACATAGAATATCTTTCTATCTTCTCCTGCCTTGTCTCTCATCATATCAACCAGAACCTTACCGTGTTTCTCTACAAACTGAAACAGAACCAGAGTATTACCTTTCTGATCTAGGGTGAGGTTGGTAATCAACTTATTGCGTTTCTCGTTAGTTACCAGATAGTCCATCTCTTCTTGGTAGGTCTTACCCTGCATCATATGACACACATCATTGTGGTAACGCAGTAAGAGAACATCAATATCAATCTTT